TAGCATTATCGACTTGGGCAATTTGTTCTCTAGTCAATCCAAAGCATCGAAGTTCTTTTGATTGTCTAACTAATCTCTTATTCTCTTTTGAGAACGGATTGTTACCGAGAACTCTTCTGCCATGTCCATTGCGGGGTATAGTAGTAATAAGAGGTGGTCTATCCCATGCGGGACAGAGGTCGGAATGATTAGGATCATCCCAACCCAGACCATGAGCAGTATATCGATTATAACCTTGCCTAGTGGGAATGGTTCCCGTCAAAATTGAATTAACACCATATGTATACATGGGGTATCGGCCAACTAAGACAGAAAGCATTCTCTTAGGCACATTAAAAACTTTATCTACCCATTTTTCTCTTTTGGCTTCCATCATGTCATTCCAGTGAATTTCATCAATACTCAATGCAGAGTTATCGAGTCGGGTAGCAAGATGTTTAATTTGATCAAACAGATTAGAACTTTTGGGTACATTTGGCATGCTATTTAGATAATCAGGTAATACTTGACGTTTAGCTTCATAATACTTGTTCAATCTATGGTTATAGGATCTAAGACTTTGTTCTTCAAATCTATCCCACAACGTATCCAAATACAGCATCGCTTCATCATATTTCATTGCATGGGTCCAGCGTGTATCTCTATCTTTAGGGGATAAGGCGAATGTAAACCAAAGATGTTGATAATTCGCAGTACACGCTTCTGGCAGATCTTTTACTTCTTTCTTTTCGTGGAAATCAGGATCATGAGCTCTACAGTATTCGACATCCAGCCGACACTTAATAAGAGCATGTCTTCTTCGCCATAAAGCAGCTTTACTACTAACTTGTTTAACATTTGGGAAAGCAGAATTGGCAGTCATCATCAGAATTCGAGGTTCATAAATTCGGTCCTTGTCTTTAAGATCAGCCATGGGTGGGCAAAGAGGAGTTGGCGACATGACAGAGAAAATAGCATTCAAATGAGATTGAATCATTTCCTCAGTCTGACATTGAAACACATCGTCTATCCATAATACGGGTTGTTTATTGCATCTCGACCAATACTTATCAGCAGCATTAAGAGTAAGGGTTTTCTCACCCTCAAATCTAATATCACCTCTAAGCAGTAATCTAGTTGAAATTTCTTCCACAATATAGGATTTTCCTATTCCAGCATCACCATCCATCCATACACCAAAAGTTTCTCGGCGTACAGCTCCTGTTTTTCCAGCCATAATACATTGTTCATGTAATTTTCGGATCTGAGCCAGTTTATTCGTCAAAATGGAGTTGTTAACTCTGTTTTCGGTCTTGGAAATCACGTTTTTCGCGATAACTTCACCAATCATAAAACACAAATAAACCCTATCACTAAAATAAGAGTCTCCAACAATTCTACTATCCATTCCAGGTGCAGTGAGGTAAGATACCTCCTTACACCAGGTCTCAATAAAAGATTTGTTGTAAACAATCATTGACTCGGGATCGAATTCC